ACGGCGTTCGACCAGGCGATGACCGCTCATGTGGTGGCGTATGGCAACTGGCCGCCACGGGGGGATCTGTGGGCGCAAAACGCGACGGCACAGGTGCGGCAGGCCAGCATCTACCGTGGCTTGTCCGAACTAATGGGGCAGGTTGTGGCGGCAGACTTCCGGCGCGGCGGGGCGCAGGTTCGCCCGTCGCTGTTCCTGATCGACGCCAGCTACGAGGCAGAAACGGTGCATCGGTTCTGCGAAGCGTGGCGCGGCCCGTTCCGGTGCATGCCGGCCATCGGGCGGGCGGCTCACAGATATAGGTGGAGCAAGGCCACGCTGGTTGGGCGTCCAGCCGAACAGGCCCATGTCCAACGCCCGCAGTCCAGGCTCTGCCCGTATGTCATGGCGAACGTTGACCACTGGCGCGAGGTGGCGCAACGGGCATGGCTGGCGGAGGTCGGGGAGGCCGGGGGCTGCACGATCCACGCGGTAGCCAATCCACGCGCCCACGTTCCGTTTGCCGAACACGTCACGGCGGAGAAGCTGGCGCAAAAGTACGAGACCGAACTGGGCTGGCGGTGGGAGTGGACCCATGCGGTGGGGACGCATTGGGATTGGGGTGACGCTCTGACGGGGTGCTGGGTGGCCGCGGCGCTGGAGGGGTTGAGCAGCGGCGGGGTGCCGACCGTCCGCAAAAAGAAAGTATGCCGCGCCGTAATCAGCGGCCAAATATCAAAAGGAAACGAACAACCGAAAGGGACCGACAATGAGCAGGGAACGAAAGAACAACCGGAGCAAGCTGGGACAGGCCATCCGAAACGGCGAGCCGTTATCGGGCGTGGGCGCGGCTGGTGGCGATAGGGTGCAGACGCGGGAGCCGGAGGTAACGGTGCGCGATCCGGTCATGCCGCGCAAGCCCCGGCGATACATCCCGGCGTCGATGCCGTGCGTGTGCCCCGACTGCGGGCACGGAACGCGGATGGACGACGGGCGGCACGTTGACCCGGTGCGCCAGCGCATCCTCGAATATCGGACTTGCGCCCACTGCGGCGCGAAGCTGGCGGCGGGGCGGGCCATGACGCCGAGGGAAGCGGAAATGCTCTGCACACGGGCGGAGGCGGTGGCGGAATATGAGGCGGAAAGCGTAGTTTGCGAACAGTCCGAATATCGGAACAGACGCGCCCGCACCCCCTTGACGAACTTTCAGCCTATGAGAAGATAGCACCATAGACAAACGGGAAGTGCGGACGGCCATCCGCATCTTTACCCAAGGACATTTTAGCGGACCTTGTTGGACCAACACCAACGAGGTCCGCTTTTTTGTTTTCCCGGTTGTCAAATTATTTAATGGCAACACAGCTCGAAATCATGCCGACGGAACTGGTGGCGGGGGAAACCATCAGCGCAACCGCAACCATCGCGGACTATCCAGTTGAGGACGGCTGGGCGGTGTCCTACCGATTCGCAACGCCCACCCCGATCACGCAAGCCTGCACGGGCGGCGGGGCCGGGGTGTGGGCTATCGCGCTTTCATCGGCGCAGACCCTCACAATCCCGAGCGGCCGGATTCGCTTCGATGCGCTGGCGACCCAGACCGTTGACGAAGAGGTCGCCCAGGTGGTGGCCGTCGATAGCGGCGTGATTCAAGTCACGGCATCCCCGCTCACCGTTTCCAAGTGGACGGCCGTGCTGGCGTCCGTCGAGGCGGCAATCGCCACATGGGGAACCAGCGACCAGCGGTCCATGAGCATCGAGGGCATGAGCGTGTCCTATCGCTCGATTGATGAACTTTTGAAACTGCGGGCCTTTTGCACACAGCAAATTCAGAAAGAGACCGGCAATAAGCGCCCGCACATTTTGAGATCGAGATTCACGCTGATATGAGAATGCCCTGGACGAAAAAGCGAATAGAGGCTGAACCGACGGCGCGGGTGCGACAGGTGGCCGTCCGGTCCTTTGCCGCCGCAGAAACCAACCGCCTGCTTTCAGGGTGGAAGTGGGACGGCGGGTTCAGCGCACAGGAAATCCGGGGGCAACTCGCCACGATCCGTAGCCGTTCCCGCGAGATGGCGAAGAACAACCCGGCCATGAAGCGGTATCTGCAACTGTTTGCCGCCAACGTGGTGGGCGAAGGGTTCACCTTCAAGTCAACGCCGCACGATGGATTTCCCGGCGCGAAAGACTACCGGCTGGATGCGTCGGCTTCCAGGTTCATCGAATACCACTACTGGCGGTGGTGCACTCAACGCGACCCCGAGACGGGCCGCACGTTCTGCGATGCGGCCGGGCGCAAGACCATGCCAGAGATGGACGCCCTGAACGCCAAGACGTGGGCGCGGGACGGCGAATACCTCATGCTCCGCATGACCGCCGACAATCCATACGGCATCGCCTTCCGCATTCTCCGCCCCGATGCGCTGGATGAAACCTATTTCCAAGAGGCGACCGCCGGGCAAAACCCGATTTATTGCGGCGTAGAGATGGACCGGGAAACGGGCCGGCCGGTTGCCTACTACTTCCACACCACGGACGTTCAAAGCGGGATTCGCGGCTTGCACGGCCCTCTCGTTCGCATTCAGGCAGAGCGCATCATTCACGGCTTTACCCCCGAGGATGAAGACCAGCCCCGAGGCATCCCATTGGGCCACGCCTCGCTGATTAAGCTGAAAATGCTCCAAGAGTACGACGAAGCGGAGATCACGGCGGCGAGGGACGAAGCCTGCTCAATCGGAACCTATCATTCATCGAATGAAGACCCCGACGGCGCGGTGGACCTGACTGACCCCGAGAACAGCGAAGTGGCGAACGCCCTCGTTGCGGACAAGCAGGCTGGCCAGCGCGAAATCCTCCCGCCCGGCTGGGACTACAAGGTCAGCGTCCCCCAGCATCCGAACCGGGAAGTGACCGCGTTCAAGACCTCCATGAACAAGGACGTGGCGAGCGGGTTCGGAATCGAATACTCCAACGCCTTTAACGATTGGGCCGGGGTGTCTTTTTCGTCTGTTCGGCAGGGGACAATTTCAGAGCGCGACTGCTGGATCATGCTTCAAAACCAAATGATTGCCCAGAATAAGTCGCCCGTTTTCCTGATGTGGCTCAAGTCGTTTTTGTCCCTTTCCATCTCCGGCAACTACCCGCAAGAGAAATACCCCAAGTTTTCAGAGCATGAGTTTCGCGGGCGGCGGTGGATGTGGGTTGACCCGATGAAGGACATGAACGCAGCCAAGATGGCGGTCGAGAACGGATGGCGCACGGACAGCGACATCGCGGCAGACCTTGGCGGTGACTACGGGGACAACCTTGAAGTCAAGGAACGCGAAAAGGAAATGAGGAAAAAGCACGGCATCGAAGACCCGCCTAAGGCCAACGGCCAGGCGGTGCGGCCGGAAGACGACGAGCCGGAACCCGAGCCGGTGAAAAAGGGAAAAGAGTAGCCATGAAAAAGAAACCCAAGCAGGGCGCAGACGCCCCCGAGAAGCGCAGCGACATCCAATACCGCGAGGCGACGTTCGAGATTCGCGCCGGTGAAGCGGAGGGCGCAGAGCCCACTGTTCGCATGAGCGTTTCCAGCGAAGCCCCGGTTCTGACATACGCCTACTACAACGGCGAATATCAGCGCGTGTGGGAGGTGCTGGATCACTCCCCCGGTAGCGTGGACATGAGCCGGTGCAAGGACGGGCTTGTGATTCTGGACCGCCACTACGGCGACCAAATCGGCCTCATGGCCGTTGAGATTGCCGACCGCAAGATGGGCGGGCCGGTGGAATTTTGCACGGGCGAACGCGCCCAGGAAATCAAGCAGGACGCGGTGAAAAAACTTCGGCGCAACACCTCGGTTGGCTACCGGGTGAACGCCGATAGTTACCGCCTCGAAGGCGAAAAGGACGGAATCCCGGTGGTACGGGCCATGTCTTGGATGCCTTACGAGGCGAGCTTCGAGCCGGTTCCGGCTGACCCTGGCGTCGGCGTAGGCCGCGCTGAACAAGAGATCAAAGAAAACAACAACCCCCCGGCCATCGTTGCCGGAATGGAGACAAAGAAAATGAGTGAAAAACTCGAACGCAAGCTGAGCGGCGACGATGTGGTGGAAATCTACCGCCTCGCCCGCGCCTTCAACATGGAGCCTGGCCTCGCCGATGAGCACGTCAAGAGCGACAAGTCCGTCGAGGACTTCCGCGCCCTGGCGCTGAAGAAGGCGGAGGAAGACCGCAAGGACGCCGAGCGCAAGCTGGCCGACGCTTCCAAGAAGCCCGACCGCCCCGCGATCCGCGCCGATGCCGACGCCGCGCAGATTTTCTCCCCCGAGGAAAAACGCGCCATCGAAAAGCGTTTCAGCATCTTGAACGTGTTTCGCCACCTCGACGCCATCCGCACCGGAGCCAAGTCCCCCGTGGACATCGGCTATGAGCGCGAACTGAGCGACGAAATCGCCAAGCGCAGCGGCAAGCCCGCGCAGGGTTTCTACATCCCGCACAGCGCCCCCATCGGCATGCGCGCCGACCCGTTCCTGAAGACCTCCAACGGCTCCGCCTTTGTGGCGACGAACCTGCTCACCGGGCAGTTCATCGACGCGCTGCGGTCCAAGATGGTGCTGGCGCAGGCTGGCGTCACCACGCTTTCCGGCCTGACCGGCGACGTGGCGATCCCCAAGGGCGGCAGCATCACCGGCGGGTGGGTTGACGGTGAGAACGGTGCGGGCACGGAAGGCAAGCCCAGCGTGACGCAGGTCACCGGGACGCCCAAGACCGCCAGCGGCTGGACCGACATTTCGCGCCGCCTGATGCTCCAGTCGAGCATCGACGCCGAAGCGTTTGTCCAGAACGAGCTGATGAACACGCTGGCTCGGCTGATCGAAGTCGCGGCCCTGGCCGGGACGAACGCGAACGGCCAGCCCAAGGGCCTGATTTTGCAGGCCGGCGTGAACACCCCGACCGTGACGGCGAACGCCCCGACCCGTGCCCAGCTGTTGTCCATGGTTGAAAACATCATGACCGACAATGCCGACTTTGAAGGCATGAGCTGGATCATGCGGCCGACCGGATGGGCGCTGCTGGCGAACATTCCCGACGGCATTCTGGAGAACAAGACCGGGACTGATTACGTTTCCACGTTCGGGTCCGGCTCGATCCTGAAGCCCGACACGAAGAGCATGCTGGGCTTCCCCTACCACGTTTCGATGAACTGCCCGAACCATGCGCTGTTCTTTGGCGCGTGGAGCCAGCTGGTCATCGGCCTGTGGAGCGGCGTGGATCTCACGGTCGATCCGTACACCAACAGCACGACCGGCGCGGTGCGGATCGTGGCCCTCCAGGACGCGGACGTCATGTGCCGCCACGGGCAGGCGTTCAGCTACGCCGCCGCCCTCACGGCCTAGGCAATGGAAAAGCCGGGGCGGCCCTGAACCCGCCGCCCCGGCGTTACCGGAGAACAGACGAATGAAAAAGATTCTGACTGGCCTCGCCGTCGCGCTTGTCGCGTCGTGCGTATGGGCCGCGATGGACGCATCCACCATCAATACGGCGGTGGTGGTTGCTCCCGCCGCGCTTGCGGCAGGGGCTACCTCGACGAACACGGTGATTGACAAGAACAACCTCGGGGACGGGGTTGCCAACTTTGTCTTTTCCGTGGCGCCGGTGACAAATGCGGCCGCAACGGGGACGTTCCTTGTCCAGTCTGCGGCGGCAGCTACCGGGACGTATGCAACCGTCAAAACGGTTGTGATTACCGGGCTGACGAACGCGACGGCAAAAGGAACGACCTCGTACGACCTGACCAGCGGCGGGCGCTACATCCGCGTGTTGGCGACGGCGAGCAACGCATCCGACTTGGTTGTCGGCGGCGTGGTGTTGAGCTTCCCGTAGGGGAAGAAGGAAAACCGCATGGGCATCGGCTCCAAAGTGTTCGAGGCACAGTACGCAGCGCTGGCGGAAGCGCGGGCGCGTCTGCGTATCGGGCGCGACATCGTGGAACGGTGCCTGTGCGGGTCTTTCCAGTCGGTTCTAACCGACACGGAAGAGGGCCAGTACAGCGCGCTGGTGGCCAGCGTGAAAATGAACGTTGCCGACTGGCCCGGCAAAGGGAAACCGGAGGGTGTCAAAGTCGAGTTTGCCCGCGCCGGTAGCGACATCTGGAAGCCGTGCCGGGTGGCGTCGGCTTCGGAAACGGACGGCATTTACAGCCTCACCCTGGAAGCGGAGTACGCCTGATGCCCCTGGCCGCGTCAATCGAGTTTCCCCGCGCCGACGTGGACGCGCTGTTCCGGCAGATCGACCGCAACCAAAAGCAACTGGGGCAGAGCCTAAAGGCGTCGGTTATGCGGGCCGCAATA